TTGCTCCTTGCGGTTTGTTTGTGGATTGCCCACATATCGTTCATTGTGACTTCGTTCTCAGGGCCAACAATCAACACTTTACTCGGGTCAGGCGGTTTGTCTTTCGGTTCTTCCCGCCAACTAATTGCTAACATCCTCATGGCATCAGCGGGGTGACTTGTCCAATCGTGCTTGGGCGTTTGCCTAAAAGCCTTCTTATCCTCGTCATACTCACGCTGATACTGCCTTAACGCCTCAATGCCATCCGCGCATTTATCGGCATCAAACCAACATCTTGGCAATGCCATCCTCACGGATTGAATACCATCTTGAACGGTCAAACTAGGCACAATCGCCAAGTTGTTAATGCCCAAGTGCGTTGCCATTTGCTCAATCACCGACTTCCCACCGCTTGCCAAAGTTCTTGCCCTTGCATCATGCGGTAAGTAGTGTTTTCCGTAATTGTATGGTTTTTCTTTGATTTTTGATACAAATTCTTCAATAGTTCCACCAGAAAGGGCAAAAAAATCAACAATATGTATCTCGCCCCCAATAACTTGATACCACCAAATTGCGGTGTCATCGGTATGACCCAAGTCCCAAGCCGTGTGAGTCTTGACCTCAATTTGGTTCTCAACCTTGGTGATGCGCCCATCTTCGCTCACCTTGCGCATTTCCGTTCCCCATATCGCACCGATGATGGCCGCCTCAAAGCTACACTCATATTCTTGCAGATATTGATCTTCCGCTAATTGTGCTTGTGCAGCTTGCAACTCGGATTCGGGCAATAGCTTGGATTTACTCGCGGGGAGTGACAAGCTAAACCACTCGTTTGGTAGTTTTCGGCTTGTCTCGTAGATGTTCCAAAATTGATTTTTTCCCTTGGGCGTGCCCCCAAAGACGCACCACCCTTGTTTGTCGGATAAAGCGGGTCTCACCACGTTACCCCACACGCTAGGCTTGAAATCGCCATATTCATCAAGGTAGAGGCCATCAAATCCCAATCCACGCATGGCATCGGCATTGTCCGCACCAAATAGCCTAATCTTTGCACCGTTTAACAATTCAATGATTAAGTCGGCCTCATTAGTTGACTTAGCAATAGGACGGGAAAAGTATTTAAGGTAATCCCATGCCACGCTTTTGGCTTGGCTTCGGTACGGGGCAACATACCCAAACAAGGGCATGGGGCTTTTGCAAGTGATTGCCGCCCTAATGATGTCGTTGATGGCCGCTACGGTCTTTCCCGCCCTTCGGTGAGCAACCAAACAAGCCCATCGCTCGGTTCTAGCGTGAAACTCCCTAAATTGCTTTCTAGGGCTATACGGGATTTCTATGATTCCGCTTGCCATTTGATGACCATTTCTTGAGGGCCACCGTCCGCACCCGTGACTTCCGAGCGTGCCAATTTGGGCACATGGTACTCAACAACGCTTTGGAATAACTCAAACGCCTTGGCGGGGTTTGGCTTTATGTCTTTTTCGGCATCACCCTCGGCAACGGCATCGAGCCATTCTGCGAGCCTGTGAGCGTTTCCATCGACAAATGAGGCTATGGCTTGTCTTGCCTCTTGCGTGACCTTGTTAGGCGTTCCTGATGGTCTACCATTGGGGTTATTGGTCTTACCCTTGCGGCTTTGTTTAACTTTGTTGTTTTCAATCATTGCTTGCACCTTGTCGGGTGTGTGGCCGTGTCTAACTAATCCAAATACTTTAGCTTATATAAGGTTGAATCGATGTTCTCTTGAATGTTATCCACAAGTTGATTTAGTTCCGAGTCTTGGGGTAGTTCTTTCCTTATGTCCATTACGAACTTGGATAGAACTTCAAAGTATTTAACGGGGTCATTGTTTGGGGGGTGATATTCATTGGGGAACTTCTTTAGTTGCCCGTATTTGCCCATATAAGCCTCGGCATAGGCATCGGTTTGTTCAACGATTAAGTCATAGAACGTGCCAAGTGCCATGTGCTTGCTAAAGCTATTGGTTGTCCAATGCATCAAATGGGCGTTTGTGCCGCAATGCAATAGTGCAAGAACAAAGTTCGACACAAATCCTGAGTATTTTTCCATGCTTTTTCCTAAAAAAAGTGGTGAGATTGCATTTTAGTACACTCTCACCACAAGGCAACAGCGATTTTAGTATATCGGAATTGGGACATCTTTAGGCCATAGGTTGTTATGAACCAACTCATTTACGGTTCTTTCATGGGCTTTTTGCCACATATCCTTGCGCTCATCCTTGGATAGATGCGCCCCTTGGTCAATCTCATAGTGGCATTTAAGGCACAAAGCAGCCACCAAATTGTCATCGGCCTTGATGCCCCGTCCCTTGCCACCGCCCCAATTGGTGTGCGCCGCTTGAACCCCGTTATCTATGCCACAACTTTGACAAGCTAAATTTGTCACTAACTTTAGGAGTTTTTGGCTCCTCACGTATTGATGCTTCAAATATTGTGTCATCGGTTATTGTGTATTCTTTGGTTAAGTATTTGTGCCCGTTAGCGCAAATTCGCCTTCTAAGGATAAATTCGGGGTTTGCCCTAGTGTCTAACACTTTATTGTGGCGGTTCTTACATACGGGGCACATCATGGTTCATTCCAATATTGCTCAATCCAATGGTCATACATTGCCCACATGAACAAATAATCCCATCCAAATAACTCGGCCCGTCTAAAAGTTTGTTTAAAACACAGTTCAGCCATTTCTAAAAATTGCGCTTTGGTTGGCGGTTTGTCGTTCATCATGCGGTTTTTTCCTTTATGTCATAAAACCAATCGTCACCCGCGCTCCATTTGCGCGTGCCATCAACCGTCCATAGACGTTGTGCGGCTTGGAAATCGGGGAATTTTGTTTCGGTAGGTATAAGGCTTTGGTCGTACCACAAGCATCGGTTATTGGGTTGACAAGCAAATTGTCCGTTTTCTAACGCAATGAAGTTGAAACTCTTGTGTTCCTCGGCTTGTTCGGTAAAGCCCGTGTCCAAGTCCATCCCATCCGCGCAAAAGTCAACCGTAAACAAATACCGACCAAAATGCCATTCCTTGTCTTTACCGTAGAACTTAACGCCCAAGTTACGCAAACCAATTTTTTCAAGGATCGTGAATTTGTACCCCATGCAATCCCATAATTGCAAGGTATCAATGGGCAAATTACCCGCCTCGGTATGCCAAACATAGGCATGGATTGGTAGCTTGTCATACAAAGCGCCATAAGCGGGCAACAAAGATTCGATGCGGAAAACTTGACCGCGCAAGGCTTTGAGGCTTACCCAAATCGCGGGTTCTAGCTCACCATGCCCTTTGTGATCGTTGTATAGAAACTCACGCTTGACAAAGCATTTCATGGGCGGCAACGATGCGATTATGTAACTCATGCCTCAATCCCCTTTTCGGCCATCCAACACAATAGCCATTCAATGAACTCCGAACCTTCTTCTTTGGTGAATTTGTGGCTTTGAACCCCTAATTGAACCACTCTTTGCCCGTCCAGGCTCGGCACAACACGCCCAATCTTGCGCCCCGTGTCGTTTGCCCAAGCATCGATCAATAGCCTTTTCCAACATTCCGCATCCCAATCCGACCCCGCAACCTTCATTTCTTTGGTTATTTTGTCAATCAAGGCGTGAAACATATCGTTTTGCTCATTGCTTCGGTTGGCTTTTTTGACCTCAAGGCGTAGCTGCTTGCCCGCTTGCAAGGTTTCTTTAATCTTAGGCCACAAGTCTTTCAGCACCGTGTGAGCTTGTTGGCTATTGTGTAAAGTAAAAATCATGGTTTAAACCCAATGTAATATGTAACCAAGCCCCAATGAACAATAAGTAAAACAACCAAAATGACGTAAACAAGTTTATTGCTCATGCTTGTTTCACCATAACCTCAACCTTTGCCACTTCCCCATAAACCTTTGTGGCGTGAATTGATGTGATTTGCGAATCCGATAAAAAGACAATTTTGTCCATGCCATCAATCACACACTTGACCACGTTATCCAAATCAGGCTTTTTTGTGTGTTTCTCAGAACCGCTTAAACAGGCTTCTAAGCGTTTTTTTGAGTAAGACTCGGGAACGGCAAAGGTAACGTAAATAAACGCCTCTAACGCCCCTTCTAATGGCTTTGAGCCGCCCATTGCCGCCAATGCCATCATCCCAACTTCAAATTC